GGTCGCTACTCAAATCGGAATTTCCAATTCTCAAGCTACAGCCCAGGAGTTAATATCTAAATACCCTGTTTGCAATACCAAGCGATAAAAGGTGCTAAATGTTTCAAACTATTTCATAAAAAGCACAACTTAAATCAAGCAAAGGTCGCAGGCGAGCGAGAGTTATGAAAACTCACCTCAAAACGACCCAGCAATTGATGATTACCATCTCAGTTGTTTTGGCACAATACTAAGCCCCCACTTGTGGTAGGGAACACCAACATTATTTGTCATGTCATCGACTTAACCCACATTTCCGCATGGGACGGCACTATGCACGCAAGGTTCGTGAACCCATTCATGTACTCATGGCATGGCGGCCCTCTTTAAAAGGAGGGCATGACTTAAACGGCGAGAATTCGCAAAGCTGCAAACACATTATGTGGAGCTGATGAATTGTTCACCTGAATGACTGACACAGAAACTGTAGTTCCAGCAGTCAAAGAATAAAACCAGGCACCAGATAGGGAAATATCTCCTGTATCGGTAGTACCAAAACCCGTATATGAGGGTGAGTAAACCTGGCCAACACCATTGAGAACCAATGTGATCTCAAACAACGTGGTGTCTAGCGTGTTATTAATAACTTCCGCCATTGCATCAAAACAATAATTTCCTGCCGGGAGTGTAATTATTGTATTGGAAGCCGAAAAGACTCCGCCAATTCCGTTGGCTGATGTAGCATTGAACTGCACCAACGCCGCAACATTACTGGCATAAACCTGACCGGCACTCTGCTGGGTAAACAACGCCTTGTTATTTGGAGGCGGATTTGTGTTTCCCTGCAGAATGGGCTCAAAAAGTTGCACTGTATAATGAACGTGCAACTCTCCCAATGTTTGGGAGTTCCCATTGATACCCTGACTAGCAACAAAAAGGTTGCCAATATCATATTGAGCCAACGTTCCACCTGAAGGTAGAGTGGCACCCCGAACAAGAAAGCCTTCAGTCAACCGCTGAGTAATAATCGGCGGGACAATCAATCCAAAATCATCACATGGCATTGCATCCATGGATGTATGAATATCTTCCATAGCTCGTTTGTTCTGTGGGAGGGGATCATTAGGATCAGAATCAACTGCATACATCACCTTTCCTTGGGTACTTGCAGAGTTGAACTCAGAGCCCTCACGACGAAATTCAAAAGCCAATCTGGTAAACCGGTACTTTTGAAAATTCTGCGCAATCGTTGATGCCCAAGGAAACAAAGTACCGTTTCCTATATTTATGGGAAAATTCACAACCGTAAAATTTGACGGTGAGCCAGTAGCTCCAGAAAAAATTTCACCAACGTACTCAGTCTCAGTGAACTCAGCCATTCGACTAAGACGATTTACATTGCGCGTGGGACCCCGGCCAGTCAATTGCCGACCAGACATCCCAAATCGAGCCCGTGCTTGCATATTTCCACGCCGTCCACGACGCCTACCTTTCTTAGTTGGGCGTTGAACAATAACACGAGTTCTTGTGGCTACTTTGCCGCGTTGTCGGCGTGCACGGCCACGGCCACGAACTTTACGTGGACCACGTGCAACAACAGTTGTTGTAACCTTTCGAGTAGACATTTCTGCTTTATTGGGCACATTTGATCTTTCCGTAACTTCCCAATATGGCATTTTGCCAGCAAATGAGCCACCCTCTGTGGCCCATGAGTCACACATCGAAACATCTGGTTTCAGTGCGAGGGATTGCTTCTCAAACACTGCACCAGCATGACGATGACGAATTGATTGTTTCAACTCCCCTCGATAAGGTCCCCCCTTATAAAACTCTGGCAGAGCTTCAAAACTTGGGGGTGGTGGAATAGGAAAACTAATATAATTCCCAGCTGGATGACTATACATGTCAGTGAGAGTAGAGATAGCATCTTCCATCTCAACTTTATTCGGCTCTGTAGATCTTTCTTGACTTTCCGAATAAACCACATTTGGTCGCAAATCACGAAGCCGCATAGAACGAGCGGCACCAATGCGTGCTCTCCTCCAATAGTCATCATAATGGTGCACGTTCATCTGAAAAGTGAACTGCTGTTGACCACAACAAGACTGAGGATACAATAATTCCTCTCCACCAAGCAGCGGGGCTGGCTTTCCTGTATACAATTGATACAAGCGCGCATCGCCCAAAACACTGCACTTCGCAAGTATCCAGCGCTCATCCGAAAATAAAACGGAATCATACTCATCAATTAGCCAGGTGATGAACTCCCGACAAAAAGAGCGAAAAACTGGATCAGACCACCCAACTTGCAATAACGCGGCGGCCCTGTTGAGGCTAGTTTCAGGAGTCAAATGCTTCTCAGGAGCATGAAACAAACTAACCATCAACTTGGTGCGATCATATAATGGAACAGCAACACCATCAACAAAGACAGTGTGAGCTGAAAGAAAATCCAAATCACGAGCTTTCCGTGGCTCTAGTGAATCCGTGGTTGTGGTAATACCAAGGGTTTTCCAAACTTCTATTATCGAACGGGCATTATAAAAGGAATGCGCTGCGTTTGAAACTGTCCATGTATTGTCATCACCATTCAATGCTTTCGCAGTGTGCAACTCAAAATTTTGATAGGATCTCAAATTCTTCGGGGCTGTTTTAAGCCACGCAAAACACATCATCGCATACAAAATCAAGGTATTGTCAGAAATCGTATTGATTGACCCTGAGGGATTGCCACCTTTCTTCATGACAACCACACCATCAGGCGCTATAATAAGCGAATTAACCAAGTTTCGGTACAGATTAC